ACTTACATTCATTCTTGATTCTATTTAATCTAAGTTTAACATCCTTAGAATTACGTAATCTTTCTTTGTATAAGATCTTTCTTAATCGTGTATCTAATACATTCTCAGGAGTAGCTTCAGAGAAGAAAAATAAGTTTTCAGAATCTTCAAAATGAGATTCTGTCATTATAGGATTATTACCATAGACTTTAGAGTTGTATACATCATCAACATCTAAGTCTTTATTTATAATTCTACTAGGTTTAAGTAAATACATAGCATTCCATTCAAGGAAGTATGAATTAAACATATTTAGATTACTAATAAGCGGATGCTCAATTAATTGCTTAGATTGCTCTAGGCTTTTAGTCATTAGGAAAATAGCACTACCATGTCTTTTGTCTTTCTTATTGAAAGGGGTAAAGAATGGAGTTTTAAGTAGTCTGAAAGGTTTAACCTTATCTATATTAATAGGCATTGTAGTACCTCCTTCACTTATTCTATTGTTAAAATCGTATCACTTAACTTCATTTTTCATTTAACATTCATGCAACAATCTATTAGTAAGGTTAACCTCAATTATAAATACACCAAAATAATTAAACAAGCAATTCAAGTGGCTTTATAATACTTTTAAAGTGTATGTCTTATCTTATTAATCTATTAAAATCCAAATTACTCCGAATCAATTATTGGATTATATAGTGCTTAAATACATTATAACTTTAAATCTTTTCAGACATAATGCTTATGAATTTATTATAAGAAGCTTGATCCAGGAGATGGGTGGAAGAGTTATAACGAAGATTCAATCTTACATTTCTTAAAGTTATTGTTTTTAAATATTCGAAATGATAATAACTTTGATTAAAACGCATATAGATAAATTTCTAAATGTATTAACCGTACTACTATGAATCTGACTTTCTAAAAAGTCACTGCAATCCCAAACAGAAAATGCAATCATGCTAAATCCCCGTAGGCTACCCGGTCTACGGGGGTTTTCTCTGTCAAATTATACCTTATCCTGTACATTTAGATACGGAGGATTAATATAAATGGAAAAGAAAGACTTTCTAGTTGAGTTATCTAAGATGACTCATAAAGAACTTAATGACTTTATTAAGTCTAAAGGTAAAATCAAGTTAGTAGAAGCTATTATAGAGAATGCTAAGTCATTCGATTAGTTAATTATTAATACCCTAGTGTATTAAAATATAATACATGTAACACAAATGTAATCGAAATGATTCCCATTATTTTATTAGGAGGATTGAATCATGGAAAAAGAAAAAACAGTTCTAGCACTGATTAAAGATGTGCGAGACAACTTAACAAATGCATCTGCTTCTCATAAAGATGAAGTACGTGTTATGCAAGCTTTCTTAAATGATACTTCTTATGAAGTAGGAGTTTATGACAAAACTGGTAAAGTTGGTACAGTAGCACCAGCTAAAGAATTCCGTAGCGTTATCTCCAATGCTATTGTAGCTACAACTAAGATTAGCAAAGAAGAAGCTGATTCCTTGGTAGCTGGTTATGAAGCTAAAAAATCTGATGCGGAAAGTATGTTAACAGTATCCAAAGAATTCTTGAATACATACTTACAGACCAACCGCAAAATTGGTCTTGGTGGACGAGAAAAATCTAACGTATCTTTGATCAAGAAAGAAATCAAAGAATCTACACGTTCTTACCCTAAACAAGTTGGTGTAGATAATGCTGGCAAACCAATCTATGAAAAAGCTGAAGTTAAAGTTAGTCCTTATGATTCCATTAAGGTTTCTAGCCCATGCCCAGCTTGGATTAAAAAATAATTCATCATCAAATAATTATTTTTAGTATTTTAAACAAATAAGATATTACAAAGTTCAAAAACCATAAAATCTGCTAAAGACATTTCCCTAAGATAGTTCATCTATCTTAGGGATTTTCTTTATACACATTATAATGAGATGCTTTAGACATATTAGCTTTTTAACACAATGGATACATATAATTGTAGGATGTGCAGTGGTTCGTACTTTTTCTATTTTACCTCAACCATATAAAGAGCATAATAAAATCATAGTTCATCCTACCATATTATATTCAATCCAAACTGATACAGTATTCCCTAAGGGCTTTCATAGTCCTTAGGGGTATTGTATTGTCAAACATATAGGTAGTGTACGTTGTTGCTACCAGGTACACGTATGTTTCATTACAATTTTCCTCGATAATATATACTTGCCCAAGGGTCTTAATGGTCCTTGGGCGGTATATATTGTCATTTTGAACATTAGGATAATCTTATAAGAAAGGAGGACCTTATATTGGGACTCAAGATCACAAATTATCTTAAGAATCTTGGTAAGTCAGTAAAGTATGCTGCTATCGAGGGATTTAAGACAAATTACGATACTACATATAAATCGTTTGATCAGGCTAGTACCGCTACTAAAGAAACAGTAAATGCTATCGTTAACTACAGACAGACTTTCAGAAAAGCTCAAGAGTATTTAATGAAAACATCTGCTTATGAAGCGTCTAATCTAGCTCTCAAAAGTGCCAAAGAAGACTTAAAATCTGGTAAGCTCTGGAACCAAGATCGTGCCGATAAAGTCATGTTTGGTGGAGATGATGATGATTTTGACTGGAACTTTGATGAAGACTCTATAGGTGGAGATGACGGTGACAGTGGCTTAGATATCACTGATGGTGACAGAGCTGTAGCTAAAACTGTACATGAAGCATCTAAAGCTAATGCTGATCAAATTTCTGGTACTATCTTGAGTGCAGCTAAGTATAATGCAGATGTGACTAAACAGACTGCATCATTCATGTTTGCACAACAAGAACGATTATTTGGTAATTTAAATAACTCTATTATGGGTCTTGGTACTACAATGGGTAATATGCAAAACTTCATGACTACAAACATGCAGACGCATATTGAAAACTCAACCAAGTACTTTGAAGAGTCGACTAAATATCAACGTGAAAACAATGCTATCTTGAAAGAACTCCTTGATATGGAGCGTGAACGTTTCAAAGAATGGAATACTGGTAGAGATGCAGAGAAGAAACGTCAAGATAAAGGTCTCAAACAAGATATCACTGATATCCTATCTAATGGTGTAATGGATTGGGGTGCTTATGGTAAGCATCTTAAAAAGGGATTCATTGACCAAGCTGAGAATTTTGGTCTTGGTATGATTAGTAAAGAAATGCTCATGGGTATGGCTGCTAATCCATTACAATATATTCCAGCTTACCTAGTTCAAAGAGCAATGGGTAAACCATTAGAAAAAGCTATTGGTGGATTTAATAAAACCTTAACTGGTTTATTTAATCAAATCAATGCTGATCTATTACGCTCTAAAGACAAAGAGGGTATGGGTGGTATTCTAGCTAGTATATTCAGTGTTAAGATAGCTAATAAAGATAAGATTGATACTAGTAAATACTTTAAAGGTCAAGTACCTTTTGATGGTATGACTCGTAAATCTATCGTAGAAGTTATCCCAGCTTACTTAGCTCGTATCGAATCACTCTTGGGTGGTGAAGAACGTATCTATGACTTTGATAAAGGTAAATTCTCTTCATTGAAGATTCTTGAAAGAGAAAAGAAAAGAAGAGATAAATCTTATAAAGACAGAGCTGGTTCTGGTATTAGAAATGCATTAGAAGAAGATATTAAGAGAATAGCTAAGTCTAAGAAACTATCTGCTAATGAATTAAAACGATTAACAGATATGATTCCTAATGTTGAAGAAAGACTTTGGAATAGTAAGGGTTCTTTTGATGAAGTAATGGAAGCCTATGGTGATGATTCATTCGGTAAATTACTTAGATTCCTACGGATGAATAAGAACTCTAGAACTTATAAAGAATCTAAAACCTTAGCTGCTGAGTATGCTGATGCTTTCCGTAGCCAAGCAGAATATTATCAAAACCAAGAAAAGGCTGGTTGGTCTCCTGAAGCTATGATGAATAATCGTAGCAAAAATAGAGATGGTGGTAAAAGTGCCATTATTGCTAATAATGAAATGATGAGCAAAGCAATGGCTAATCAAGAATCTATCTTTAAAGCTATGCTCTCTGAACTTTACTTAATTCGTACAAGTGAATTCCGTAAAGGTAAGAAGCTTGGTGTTAGAAATAGACTTAATGCTACTGCTGCTCCAGATTACATTGATACTGACTTTATCAAATATAGTGTCTTAAAAGAAAATCGTGCTGAAACGATAGAAGAGACTTATGAAAAAGTTAAAGCTAGTAATCCATCTAGACCTAAAGATGCTCCAGTTGATCCAGATGAAGTTGGTAAGACTTTAGATGAAGTTGATATTAATAAACTTGGTAGTGTCTTTGATAAAGGAGATAAATCTAAGTTTGGTAATGTAACTAATGCTAAAGGTCTTAAAGGCAAAGGTAAAGCTGCTTTAAGTAACTGGTATGAAATTCTTAAAAATCCTAGACTATTCGCTGCTGAAGTTATTACTAAAGTAGATGATAGTTTATATGAATTCTTCTTTGACCATGAAACTGGTGAAAAAGATGAAGATGGTGAACAAATTCGTGGCTTCTATGATAAGATGGCTTTTGAATTAAAAACCACTTTCAATAAAGTTAGAGATTGGTTGGATAAGAAATTCTGGGAACCTATAGTCAAAAAAGGCTGGGGTAAGATTAAAGACTTCGCTAAAGACTTTGGTCTAGACTGGTTTAATGATGCTAAAGATTCTGCTAAAAATGCTCTAACTGGTGCTGGTAGTAAATTAGCTGAATTAGTTCGTGGTAAACCAGGCATGAATCCTCTTCAAGCTGAAGCATTAGCTAGATCGATAATGTTTGGTCCTGCACCTAAAAGTTTTCTAGATCCAGAAGATCAATTAAAGAATATTGCGGCTGGATATCAAGCAGCTTTCGATCAATCATCTGCTTCTAGACAACCTAAATTTAAACCGGTTAGTAGTAATAAGGGGGCTCCACTTTCTACTGGTACTCAATTAGAAATACTAGCTAAACGGGCATTTAATCATAGGGATGGTTATGCATTCGGTTCTCTATCTGTACCAGAAACTGCATTGACTACTGTATCTAAAGGCGAGTTAATTATTCCATCTGATTTGAATCCATTCAATCCAGATTTAGATAAAGCAGATCGTAAGAAAGATAAACAAGATGAATTACGATTAAGAAATAAAATCTTATCTCACGCTGAAGGTGGTAACTTATTAGATACTGGTAAGAACTTCTTACAAACAGTAAAAGATAAAGCTCCTGAAGGAATGATCCAAGGTAATACTGTAAGAGAAGTTGTCGGAAGTGCTTTAGAATTTGCTGTAGGTAAATTATCAGGTAAAGTTGAATCAACTGATGGTAGTGCTTTAGGTCAAGCTGCTAATGCTTTTGTATCATCTGCTTGGAATACAGGCTTAGATAAAGTAGAAGATTATTCTAAGACTATTGATCCAGAGGTAGGTAAAGCTCTCTCTAGCGATATAGCTAAACTTAGAGGTAATAGTGCTAAATTTGCTGGTCGTACAGGTGTAGCTGCAGGTGCTGGTGCTTTAGGTGCAACTGCAATATTTGGTCCTGGGGGATTATTAGCTGGTGCTGCTATCGGTGCTGCTGCTAATATTATCCGTGAAAGTGATACTGCTAAGAACTTCTTATTTGGTAAAGAAATGGCTGATAGATCCCGTGAAGGTGGTCTAATTAGTCGTAAGCAACAAGCTTTATTTAAGAAGTATATGCCTGACCTTGGTAAAGGTGCAGCTGCTGGTATTATTCCTAGCTTAATGCTTGGATTTGGTCCAGTGGGTGCTATTGCTATTGGTGGTGCTTATTCTCTTGCTAAGAATAATCAAAAAGTTAACGAAAAGATTTTCGGTAAAACTTATTATGATAAAGATGGTAATGAGATAGGTCGTAAAGATGGTATCATTCCTAAGAAAGTACAAGAATACGTTAAGAAAAATATACCTAAGATTGCAGGTTTTGGTGGAGCTGCTGCTTTATTAGATCCTACAGGAATGGGTTTATTAATGAACTTTGGTCTTGGTGCGGGTTTAGGTCTTATTGGTACTTCTAGTAAATTCCATGATATGATTCTTGGTAAGAAGAATGAAGATGGTGAACGTGAAGGTGGTCTCGTAGGTGCTTTAAAAGACTACGTAGTAAATCCATTACGTCGTTTCGGTACAACTTTATATCAAGATTTCTATAAGTTTATGGATTATAACTTATTCAGTCCTTTAAAAGGTACTGGTAAGATGCTTGCACAAGTCTTTAAGAATATGGGACGTAGCATGAAATATGGTATGTTTAATATCTTAGAGAAAGCATTTGGTGGTCCATTCAGTATGCTTATTGGTAAGCAAGTAAATGATATGCTTCTTAAACCTTTAGGAAGAATCCTTGGCACTACTTTCGGTGGTATTGGAGATTTGGCTAAATTTGCAATCGGTAGCCCTATTAGAGGCATTGGTTGGGGATTAAGAAAATTCAATAACTGGGGTAATAGAGGATTAATTAAGAGAGGTCAAGCAGATCATTTAAGTGCTAATGAACGTCTTAACCTAATGGAAGGTAGAAATTATGCTAATCGTGAACGTGATATGGCATTAGCTACAGCTTCTGTTGAAGACTTAAATACACTTGAAAGTAGTTTAAGTATCTTTAATAGCCAATTTAAAATTGGTGGTGGTGCTGAACGTTCTACTGTTAAACGTCTAGAAAGTAAGATTAAGAAATACTTACCAGCATCTGCTGTTAAGAAAGTTTGTCAATTTGCTTATGATGGTAATACTAGAGATGCTGCTGCATTTATATCTAGTTTAGATATTCCTGCAAATGATAAGAAAGCAGTAATGAATGCATTTGAAAAAGAAGTAGAATTCATTCAAGCTGCTAGAGGTAGAAAGAAATTTAGCGATGAGCAAATGAAAGCTGCCCATGAAACTCTTAAGAAGTATAATATTGATCCTACAGATAGAAAATCCTTAGGTATTGCTTTAGACCAAGTAAGTGCTGAACGCAGTCGTGCAGAAGATGCTGAACGTCTAATTGGTAAAAATGGTGAAAAATTCACTACCGAAGAAGCTAAGAATGTAGCTGAAGGTATGTCTCAAACCAATGATATCTTATCTCAAATTAGAGATGCTTTAATTAAATCTGAAAATGGTGCTTATGATAAAAACTATTATGATGATTTAACTAGAGCTAAAGATGAAGAAACAGTTGAAATGTTTAGAGGTGAAGTTGATTCTGATTCAAGAAGATTTATTAATCAAAACTTAGGTCATCTTGACGTTACTGGTAATAATGCTTCATTTATTATGGGTAAGAAAAATAAACGTAAGTTAAATGCTCTTAAGAAACTTCCTGAAGGTACTAAGATTGATTTAGATGCTTTATCTAAATTAAGTACTAAAACTCTTAAACGATATTCTCAACTTGCTATGGTAATGGGACCTACAGCTATTCAATCTATTGGTGATCCTGCAGCGTTAGCTCCAGAAAAAATTGCCGATGGTGCATTTAAAAGCTTGGTTAAGATTGCTACTTATCTTGGTAGACATGATAAAGAATTTAACTTTAAATCTCCATTGTCTACTTATATAAGAATGCCAGCTGAGCAGCTTGCATATTTTGAACAGCTTATCGATTATGGTATGGATCCATCTATATCCTCTCAAGCTGCAGATTGGGCTTGGAATAATAGATGGCAATTTGCTAATGCTAGCACTCCTGATCAACAAGTTGCATTTACTAGAATGATTGGCGATATTAGTAAATCTACTGCAACAAATAAAGCTGCCGCTACAGCTGCAGCGTCTACTGTAGCTGGTAATGCTGCTAATATTGCTCCTAATACAGCTGCTGCTAGTCAAGCTAATGAAATTGCTCAAACTGGTTCTCATAAAGAACGTTCTGTTGATGCTGATGGTAATGAAACTTATGAATCTACAGATGGTTCTAATAATAAAGCTGATACCGAATCTGCTCATGATAAGAAGAAAGAGGAAGATGCTAAAGATGAAAAGAATGCAGAACGTCAAGGTTCTATATTCTCTAAAGCTCTTAGTAAACTTAAAGGATTTGGTGATTCTGCTAAAGAAGGTGCCAAAAATGTTAAAGAAAAATCTCAAGGCTTCTTACATGATATAGTAGATGGAATCTTTGGTAAAGGCGGTGGATTATTTGGTGGTCTAGGAACTATCCTTGGTGGTGGTTTACTATTATCATTCTTAGGTCCAATGCTTCCAGAGATTGGTAAGATCTTAACTCATACTCTATTACCAGCAATTGGTGGTTTCTTAAAGAATACTGTAATTCCATTATTCGTTAAAGGTGTAGGTAGTGCTCTTGGAGGATTACTTGACGGCTTTATTGGTAAAGAAGAACAGCAAGAAACCGATGAAAATGGTAATCCTGTATTTAATCCTGATGGTACTCCTAAAATGAAAACGACATACAATCCTACATTGGGAGGTATGGCAGTCAATGGTGGTGTCTTAGGCTTCTTAGGATATAAAACATTTAAAGCTGGTAGAGGTATCTATAAAGGTGTCAAAGGTATCGGTAAAGGTATTGGTGGCAGTTTAAAATTAGGTAAAGCTGGATTTAGTTTTGCTAAAGAACTTAAACGTTCTAAGAGCTTTGGTAAATCTTGGAGAGCTGGTAAGTTTGTCTATAAGAATACTAAACTTGGTAAAGATATAGGTAAAATTGCTAAGTCCTCAGAAGATGCAGTTAAAGCAAGTCGTTTAGGTAAGTTATCTTCATCTATTATGAGTAGAGCTTTTGGTGCATCTAAAGAAGGTTTATCTAAGATTGGCTGGGCTATTCGAGATAGAGCTGGTGTTGCTGGTTCTGCATTACTTGATGGTACTGCTAAGAATGCTGTTAAGAGTAGTGGCTTATTCTCTAAAGCAGCAGATTTTGTTAAATCTGGTATAAGTAAAGTTGGAGAAGTTGCTTCTAAAGCTGCCGATAAAACTATGGACTTCTTAAAAGAAATCTTAACTAAAGGTATCGAAAAGATCTCTACATATATACCTAAGTTAGCTGAGAAAGGTGCACAATTTGCTCCTAAATTAGCTACTATGATTTTAGATGGCATTAAAGGTTCTGCTAAATTTGCTAAACTTTTAGCTAAAGCTGGTACTTATGTAGGCGTTACTGCAATTACTGCTGGTATTGGTGGTATCGTAATTGGTATCATTACAGCATTAGACTTAGCTGCATCTGTAACTACAGGTATTAGTCGTTGGTATAACGTTGCTGAATGTCTTGCTGACGAACAACCTCCAAATGACGATGTTAAATGGGTAGCTGGTTTAGCATCTGCTATTGACTCTGTATTATTTGGTGTAATCGGACCTCAATTATTCTTCAAAATTTTAGCTTATATTTGGGATTTGAATGATGTATTAGCTCCAATGCAACAACGTGCATTAGCTGCATTGAATCAATATAACCAAACAGCTGAAAAGAAATTAGATTCTATTGAAGAATATAATGATGAAATCTACGATAAGGATAAAGGCTTTATAGATGATATCAAGACTGCTTTTGGTGGTAGTGATTCTAATAAGAAGACTCCTGCATATAAACCAAATGCTCAGCAGTTAGCATCACAAACTCCTGCTACTCCTGGTGCTCAAGGTACTGGTAAGAAAGGACCTCTAGGTGTTGGTAGTGGTACTGCGAATGGTAATGGCTTATTAAGTGGCATGCAAAGTGACATGAATAAGCTATCTCAAGGAACTAGTGGTTTAATGGGTAATCTTGTATCTCAAGCTGGTGATTTACAAGCACAAGTTTTAGGTACAGGCAAATTCTTTAAACAAAAAGATCCTCGATATGCTAATATCGGATTTAATACCTCTGGTGATAGTATAAATCAAACTATTGGAGATTCTGGATGTGGTCCAGTTGCTGGTGCTAATGCTCTTATGGCACTTGGCACAGGTACGATTAATCCAGCTGAAGCTTCTAGTTTCGCATTATCTGGAGGGTATAAGGGTACTGATACTGGTGTTGCTCCATCCTTCTTTGAAGGCTATGCTGCAAGACATGGTGCTACTTCTTATTCCACTGATGCTCAAGGTACAATCAATGCTTTGAAATCTGGTAATCCAGTTGTACTTCAAGGTGAATCTAAATCTGGTACTTCTAATAGTCATCCATTTGGTTCTTATCCTCACTATGTAACTGCTACTGGTTATGATGCAAGTACTGGTAAAGTTACAATTCAAGACCCTGAGTCTAATCGTGATAATGCTACATATAATATCAAAGATGTATTACGTAATACTACAACTGCTAATGCTTTTGGTAGAGGTAGATTATATGGACGTGGTAGTCGTGGTAGATTTGGTATGGGAGTAAGATTCGGTAAAGGTGCAGATGTACCTGAAACTGTATGGAACTTCTTAGCAAGTAAAGGTGTTGCTTCTGTCGCTATTGCTGGTATCATGGGTAATATGTGGGCAGAATCTAGATATAATCCTTCTGCTAACCAATTAGATAATGAACCTAATATGAATCCATATAAAGCAGGTGTTGGTCTATGTCAATGGACTGAAACTCGTAAAGATACACTTAACTCTGTTGCTGCTGGTATGGGTACAACTTGGACTGATGTTAATGCACAGTTAACTCATCTATGGAATGAAATTGGACCTGGTGGATACTATCATGAACATCTTCAAGCTATGTGTAAGATGTCTGATGTTGCTCAAGCTACACAATATTGGTTCTCTAACTTTGAAGTTGGTAATCCTGCATATGCTCATATGGATGAACGTATAGCTGCAGCTCAAGAAGCATTCCAAAAACAAGGTAAAGGTATTAAGACTGAAGGTAATATTAAAGGTGGCTCTGGTCCTACAAAGAAACCTGGATTATTATCTCCACTCTTCGATATGTATAACTCCATTAAATCTAACTTAGGTGCAGTACTTGGTATTGACTTAGGTGGTAATATTGGTGGATCTAGTGGAGGTGCAGTTGGCGGTGTAGGTGGAGCTGTCGGTGGCGGTAATACTAAAGCTGCATCTAACTGGGCTGATTCTATTGTTGGTAAGAAAGACTATGGTAATAATGGTTGTACTTCATTCGTTAACGAATACTTACAACAAGCTGGTCAATCTACTATTGATTTGAATTGTGATAATGCTTATCTTAATTCCAAAAATAATGGTCAACCTTATGCTTGGAAACCTGGTAAGGATAATGGCGTTGAAGGTGACGTTGCATTAATTAATACTGCCGAAGATGGTTCATTCCCAGATGGTGTTCCAAAACCTGACCATGCAGTTATTGCAGATGGTCGTGGCGGTTATTGGGGTTATTCTGCATCTCAAAGAAATACAGTTCACGGTAAAATGACTGACTGGGGTGATGGTGGTAGTAATATCATCGGTTATATCGCTTCTGGTGGTAGTGGTAGTGGTGCTCAATTATCTGGCGATGCTACTATGTCTCAAACTGATATGATGAAAGCATCTTCTGATGATTACGGCTTAGGTAAAAACGGATTAAGATTCGGTAGAGCTAAAGGCGTATCTAAAGAAGTTCAAATGGCAGTTGAAGGACGTCAGAATATCGAAGCTGGATTTAAAATGGCTAAAGACCAAGCTAGACAAGCTGCTAAACTTGGTATGGGTACCGAAGGTATCACTGAAGCATCTAGTTCTGACTCTCAAGAAGTTATCTTATTACGTGCTATTTATAATGAATTGACTAAGATTACTGGCAACACTGCTGGTATTGGTACTTTACAAGCTAATCAAGCACAAACTCAACAACAAGTAACAACAGTTCAAACTGGGTTACAAGGAGCTATGGCTACATTAGGTAACAAACTTAATGAAAAGATTAACATGGTATCTCAAAATATCCAAGGTCAAGTTAATAAAGTAACTAAGAACGTTTCCGGTAATACAATCAATCAATTACAATATTTAGCGTCTAAATAATATAATTCCCCTTAGGATCATAGTAATCCTAAGGGGATTTCTTTTGCTTTTGTAAAAAATTACAGAGTAAACAACGAAGTAATAAAAAATATGTATGAGATGGAGTAGGTATGATAAACCCTACACGATCGAAATTTGTGGCTAATTGGTAAAACTCCCACCATAACCCAGCAGGTACGGATGCATGGAAAACGACTCCATACAGTGGTACGCCCTAACAGGCGTGCTTAACGTAAGCCCCTGCGGTTCCTCACAGTTGTCTGAAGCTTGCGAGAAGACCGGAAGGTCGCTCTTTTTTCGCTTGCTTTTGCTTCCT